AAAATAAACTCAAACTTTGGTGAGATACAAGTATCATTAGGTGCAATTACTACTATAGAAGCAGATATTACTGCCATACAAGGTGATATAGCTGCTCTACAGACAGATTTAGCAGATAAAGCTGATGATGATAATGTTATACATGCAACAGGTTTAAATCCTGAGTTCAAAGAAGGACCCATTACATTTGAAGATAATGTATTTCTTCCTAATATAGTTACTGACACTACTCAAACAGTAGCACTTGTAGGTATAGGTACTGTATCAAGAAGACTTGTGCAGTTACCTCCTGATGAAAACATAGAGATAATTGTGGTCAATAAAACAGGTGCAATCATACCTAAAGGTGCTGTTGTTTATGTTAATGGTGCACAAGGTAATAAACCTACTATTGCTTTAGCAGTTGCAGATGCAAATATAGATAACTCCTTTGCTATTGGTATTGTTGAGGAGGATATTGCAAATAATGCTGTTGATGGAAGAATAGTAACAAATGGTGTAATTGAAAGACTAAACACCTCAGCTTTTAATGAAGGAGATAAAGTGTTTTTATCACCAACAGTACCAGGTGGTTTAGTAAATACTGTTCCTGCATCACCTGATAATGTTATATTCATAGGAACTGTTATTTCTTCACATGCTTCTTTAGGTAAAATACTGGTGAGCATAGGACTTACATTTAAAATAGATAGACTTATTGATGTAACAATTGTAAACCCTATTAATAATGAGGTTCTTACTTATGTAGATGGATTTTGGAAAAACTTACCTTCTTCTGGAGGTGGAGCAACACCTCCAGTATTTGATATAGATACAGATGGTTTAGTACCTGCTCCTTTGACTGTTGCAGGAAGATTTTTATCTGATGATGGTCAATGGGTTATCCCTGCTGTTACAGGAGCACAATCATTTATGCTTACAAATGTTGCATCAGATGTAGGTACTCATAAAAAATTAGTTAGATTAGAAGCATATACTCAAGGAGCAATAGCAAACATTACTACTGCAGTAAGTTCTTCTGTTGATACTCTTATGGGTACTTTCATAACAGAACCTAACTTTCCTGCTTTAACCAAATTAAACATAGGTACAGGATTTGCTAACTTTGTAACACAGAAAGCATCTGGTACTGTTGGTTATTATAATTACTTTACCTTAACAAGATATAGTGCAACAACTGGTGAAGATGCATCTCCTTTATTAACTTCTGCAAATACTTCTGTACAAGCTGGAAATGGAGCACTTCAACAAGTTGCTTTTATACAGAATCCTGCTTTTATTGAATTAGATCCTACAGACAGAATCATTATAAAAATATATGGTAGATTAACTACTGGAGCTAACACCAATATCACTCTTTCTTTTGATAATGGTACTAATGCAAGATTTCAGTCTCCTTATGCAAACAACTCTGTATATGAGTTACTTACTAACAAGCAAAATGACCTTACTCCTGATGCTACAAATACAAAATATCCAACAGTTTCTGCTGTAATAGCAGGTATAGCTGCTGGTGGAGGTGGCACTACACCTAATTTACAGGCAGTATTGAATCAAAGTGGTAGTGCAGTAGATAAAAGCATAGATTTAAGTGAGACAGCAACAGGTAAGTATATTAGTGTATCATATGATGGTGTAATAGAATTTGGAATAGCAGGGGGTAACTATATTGAGTTAAATCTTGCACACGCAATGTGGACAAATGGTACTACTGCATCTAATGAATTACAATGGGATAAAACTACTCCTGGATTTGCTGTATACAGATATCCTGAGAAACCTACAGGTACTTATATATTCCCTATGTCAGTGAATAATGTTGTTCCTGATGCTGCTGGTAATATTACTGTAACTAAAAGAGTTAATCTCTTTGCTTCTGCAGCAACTGTAACACCTAATGCATCTACAGATGATATATTTAAAGTAAATGATTCTTACCTTACTGATACAACTGTAGCATTTGCTGCACCTTCAGGTACAAAAGTAAATGGTCAGATGCTTATGATTATGGTGAAAGATAATGGTACTCCAAGAAACTTAACTTGGGCACTTGGTACTTCTGGAGATTATATTGCTACTACAGATTTTGCATTACCTTCTACTACTATAATTAACAAATGGATGAGATTGTTATTTCAATGGAATGCAGATAGTGCAACAAACAGATGGGAATTAATAGGAATTGTAAATAGTTAATATTATGGCACTTACAGATGGATGTAGAGCATGGTGGAACTTTAATGTTCCTGATGGCACAGATAGTTCAGGTAATGGAAATATACTTGCTGCAAATAGTAATATATATATTGCAAATGTAAATGGATTAATAGGTAAAGGAGCATCTATTACAACTGCTAATTTTGGAAGCATGGCAAGTAGTGCTGCTTTATCCTTTGGTACAGGAGCAATGTCAATGTCTATGTTTGTTAACCTCGCTGGATTAGGAGCTGGTACAGTAGAAGGACTTGTGGCAAAAGGTTTAGGTGCAGCAGATAGAGAATATCAGTTTTATCATGGTGCAAATATTGTTACAAGATTTTACACAGGAACTACTACACATTATATTGGTTCAGTTACAATTGATAGTCCACTTGGAGCTGGTGCAGCTGGCACATGGAAACATATTGTTATTACTAAACCAGCTAATACTGATCAAGCACAAATTAAAACTTATGTTGATTCTGTATTACAAAATGTTACTCCTGCATCAGGTGGTACTTATGCTGGAATGACTACTAGTACTGGTGTTCTTAATATAGGCAGTAGTTTAGCTCCAGCAACACAAAGGTCTAATGGAACTTATGATTTAATAGGTTTTTGGAACAGAGAACTAACACAAGATGAAATAAACCAGTTATATAATAATAGAAATGGATTAGATATATTTGCAGCTCCTGCATTCAATCCTAAAGCAGGTGCAATGTTTCAATTCTTTTAATTAATAATATTATGGCAGTTACAAGAGTATCTTATGGATATAGTGGTACAATTACCAATCATGAACAGCAAGAGCAAGCAAAGAAGTACATCAAAAAAGGTGTTGAGGTATTTATACTCAGTTCTCGTGATGATAACTCACCATTATTACTCATTGCAGACCATTTAGGTCTCTCACATGACAATATCTTTGCTACAGGGGATAATGATGTCAAGATACAGAAAATCATTGATTTACAGACAGATATTCATTATGATACTAATCCTTATGTACTTGAAGGTGTTGGAAATATTGCAGAAGAAGTAACTCCTGCAGAGATGAAGAATATTGAAGTAGTTGTAAAAGAAATATAAATATACATTTTATTGTTTTTATCAAACTTTTTATGTACATTTGGTATATCAAAATGAAAGATCTCATGTCAATATTATTACTTAATTTAGATGGAACTGTATTTAGAAGCTTTGAAACTGTACAATCTTGCAGTAGATTCTTTGGTACTAAACAGATTCCTGGTAAAGCATTGAATACTGACAGTATATTAAGAAGAAAATACAGAATGGTGACTAAAGATTTTTACTTGCATCACAGAGATACTGTATTATCTTGGTCTTCTAAAACCAAAGGAGAAATCACTAAGGACTTAGAAGCACAAAAGAATGATATGCTTAAGAAAAAAAGAACTGTAGTGTACATAGATAATATAGGTAATGCTACAGAATATAAGAATTATTGTACCCTTGCAAAAAAACTAGGGTTAAGTAAAGAAAGAGTTAGACAAATTCTTAATTATGGTTGCAAAAAACATAATATTCAGTTTAAGCACCCAGAGTTAAGAGGACTTATTGCAAAAAATATTGTTGTGTAATCCTCTCTATATATGGTTAAACCTAATTAATCCACATCACTAACTTATATTTCTGCCATTTTGTAAGTTAGTGAGGATTTTTAGGAAGGTTGTTGCTCAAATTGTTTTATTTATTGGTTAATTGTTTGTTGTGTTCAAAAGTATCACTTAGGAAGTTTGGGGATGAACTTACTAAGTGGTATTTTTTTATGTAAATATTTTAAAGAAATACTATAAAATATTTTTTTATCCAAGTATTTGTATTATCTTTACATTATGATAACAACTAAAAACATCCTCATCATGAAAAATTCAATTATTACCCTCGCAATTTTAGCAACAGCATTATTCTCTTCCTGTTCACCAGAAGAACAACCTAAGTATGATGCATATATTTATTCTCCTAATACATATGGACCAATCTATGTGACAGATACTATATTCAAAGAAACCTTTGGTACTTTTAAAGACAGTACTATAGAAACTATGCCTGTGAATTGGTTCAGAAGAGAACCTAAACCTTATACATACTCAAGTGATGCAAAATTCTCTTCTATGACTACAGAAGATACACTTGCTCATCTACCTAATGAACCTCTTATAAAGAGAGAATTACACAATAGAAATAATGTGCTGCATTTTGACAGAAACAAAAGATATGGAGAACCTGGTTATTGGTATTATGTACCTAATATGCAGAATATGATGATTGATGATATAAATGTCTTTACTACCAAAATGCACAAGGAAGTTAGATTCAATATGCTCATGGAACATACTAATCAGGAGTTATACTTCAAAATATTCAGAAGCAAAGATGGTATTAATTATAAAGATGAAATGAGAGTTAATATCACAAAGACTGCAAATGGTATGGAAAGTCAAAATCTAAACACTTATTTAGATGGTTATAATTTTGTGAGAGTGAAGATAAATATCATATTAGAAGGATATGTTGATAACTTTTCAGTAATTACAAGAGATTAGAGAGCTTTAGTGCTCTCTTTTTTTATTTTTACAACTTGACTTTATGTTAATAAAGTATGTAATATGTAAACAAAGTTGTATATTTGTGTTATATAAATAATATTATTATGAGCAATCAAAAAGAAGTAATTTATAACTCATTTAAGTTCTCTAAGAAGGAAGTTGTTGTGAGGAGAACTACAAATGAGGAGGGTAAAGAGTTCAGAGTTTTAGTGATTGGTGATTTACATGAACCTTTCACATTAGTTGGGTACCTTGCTTTTTGCAAAAGCATTTACAAGAAATATAAATGTAATAAAGTAGTATTCATAGGTGATATTTTGGACAATCATGCATCATCATATTTTGAGACAGATGCAGATGGTTTAAGTGCAGGACAAGAACTTACACTTGCTTTAAGTAATATACAACAATGGTACAAAGCATTTCCTAATGCATATGTAACTATTGGCAATCATGATAGATTAATAATGCGTAAAGCACAGACTGCAGGAGTATCACAGCACTGGATAAAAGACTTCAATACTGTGTTAGGAACCCCAGGATGGACATTTGTAGACTCTGTAGAGATAGATAATGTTTTTTACACACATGGTACAGTGGATGCATATACAAGAGCAAAAAGAGATTTAATAAGTGTATGTTCTGGTCACCTTCACACAAAGGCAGGTGTGCAGTGGTTTGTAGGCAGACATTACAAGATCTTTGGACTTCAGGTTGGGTGTGGAATAGATCACAAGACCTATGCAATGACATATGCTTTTGATTTCCCTAAACCTGTAATATCATGTGGTGTAGTATTAGAGAATGGTACATTACCTATAGTAATATTAATGGACATATAAACAATAAATAATAATAACCATGAAAAAAGAAGTATTCAAACAAATCCCTTTAGTTGGATATGATAATTTTAGAATCAGCAACAGAGGAAGGTTACTTAATATAGTAACAGGTAATATGGCAACATTAAGACATGACAAAGATGGGTACAATGTTACCACAATACATGTAAATGGTGAAACAAAGCAGGTAAAACTACATAGACTTGTAGGTTATGCTTTCATTCCTAATCCACATAATAAACCACAGATTAATCATAAAGATGGTATTAAGGATAATAATTACTATCTTAATATAGAGTGGTGTACTCCAAAGGAAAATACAGACCATGCTACTTTACATAATCTACGTGCTGTGGAAGAAAGACACCCTAAAGCAAAATTAGATAGACACAGTGTTCTTCTTATAAGAGAAGCTCTCAGAAGAGGAGATACTGTTAAAAGCATCTGTGAGGATTTTGCAATAGGTAGAACAGCAATACATGGTATCAGATATAATCATACCTGGAAAAGTGTTCAACTACAATCATGAATACAATGTTAAGAAATGAAATTAATAATTGGAAGAGTTTCTCTGAAATCCTAAAACTCATGGTAATACCAAAACCTTCAGTTAAGGACATAAGGGATTTCTACACTGAGGAGTTAGACTACATGGTACAGAGTAGTCTGAGGTTTAAGAAGTATGGTAAACCTCAGACTATTATTGGTATTGGAGAGTGCTTTATGTCAAGTATAAAAGATATATTCATCTATGCCCTACAGGAAGATGAGTTTGAAGTACTTGAGATTTTAGATAGTGTAGTGCTCTCACAATTTACAATCTTCTCTGGTTATGCAGAAATATATTATACTGATGAAAAGGTAAGGAAGAATGCACATTATGCACTGTGTGATATGGAAGATTCTTATAATGAATTTAAACTTAAACAATTAAACAAATATGGCTACTAAAAGAAAAAAACAGTACACTATTAAGGATTATATAGAAAATACTCCTTATGCACATATCAGACTTTATGTGCAGTTAAAATTAACCACAGAAGAAGAAGTATTTAAATCTATAGCAGATGATATGGTACTGAACTTTGATTTAGGAAAGGTGCGTTATCAAATATCAATGGGTGATCTTAAGCAGAAGTGCAGAGAAGAAAGTGAAAAGTATCATGACAACATTAATGACAAGACAGTATAACAAATGGCTGAAACTTGCTTTAGTGATTGCTAAGGGTAATAAGTTTATAGCAGAAGAGGTACTACACATAGTACTTCTTGAGCTATTGCTTAAATTTGACATAAATAATGTAACTGATAATTATGTGTTCATGGCAATAAAAAACAGATATTTGAGTTACCTCAAGGCAGAGTCTAAACACCAGGATTTTAATTTGTCTTTAGATAAAGAAGATGAATATAATTATGTTGAAGGAGACTATGACAATCAGTTGAACCTCACTAAGAAGGTACTACATGATTTAAGTCCAGCAGATAAACAAATATTCACATTACATTTTACTAGAGGTTTTTCTCAGAGGAAAATAAGCAGGGAATTAGGACTGCGATTGTATCATGTAATATCAAGAGTTAAACGCATTAAGCAATTAATAAAAGAAGATTATGAAAAATCAAAATCAAAACCCAAAGAAATCTGCTTCTAAGAAACCAGTTGAAGAAATTCCTGTAGAGCAAGAAGAAGTTCTTAATAATATTAATGACCTGAATCAACCTTCAGATGCTTCTGTCTCTCAAGGACTTGGAGATACTATTGCAAATATCACCACTGCATTAGGTATTAAACCTTGTGAGTCTTGTATAAAGAGAAAAGCAATCCTGAACAGAATGTTTCAGTACTTAGAAATAAGCAGGGATGTTACAGAAGAAGAAGTTGCATTCATTGAGAGATTAAATACAAGACCAGGATATATATCTGATGCAGAGATTAAACCACTATTTGACCTGTATAATAGTTTATATAACAAAGCTCTTATACCTTGTCGCTGTGGAGGTGTTATAAATCAGATAGTAAATAGTATTAACAGAAGTTTTGAATACTACAGAAATGAAGATAAGTAACAAAATAAAAGAAATGACCTCCTTAGTTCTTATAGAACTATTAATAGTTCCATTTATGATTTATGGAATAGTGAGGTGGGGGAAAATAAAAGTAGAACTCTGGCATATATACTTTATTATAATATCTTTTCAGATGTTATCAATATTTGTAGCATACATAATGGGGTTTATATTCAAGAAGAAAGAAGAGTGAGATGGAAAAGGAATTAACATTTAAGCAAAAACTCTTTGTGAAGTATTATATGACTAATGGATATAATGCTACCAAAGCATATATGTCAGCATATCCTGATAGTTCTTATGATGCAGCACAATCAAGTTCTTCTGATCTCCTATCCAATCCTATGATTAAGGATTATATTATTAAGGAGCAGGAAGAGATTGCTGATGTTCTCCTTTTAACCAAAGAGAAAGTGATAAGAGATCTTATGGACATCATCAAAAGTTCTAAGGATGATGCAAAACAGAAGCATAATGCAAATAAAGCAATTGATACTCTGAATAAGATGGTAGGATTTAATGAGGTAAAGAGAATTGATATCACTACAGATGGTAAATCACTCACAGACCTTATAAACTTTGAAGATACCAATGAGTAAAGTAACTCTACATAATAAGTTCAAACCTTTATTTAAAAATAATACAAGGTATAATATAATCACTGGAGGGCGTGGAAGTGCTAAGAGTTTCAGTGTTTCCACTTACTTATGCTTGTTACTTCAGTTTGAAAGCAACCACACAATATTATACACCAGATACACACTTATCTCTGCAACAATAAGTATTATTCCAGAGTTCCTTGAAAAGATAAAGATACTTGGTCTGGAAGATTACTTTAGTATCACACAGGACACTATCACAAATAACCTCACAGGAAGTAAAATTATCTTCAAAGGTATCAGAACATCTTCAGGAGATAATACTGCAAATTTGAAGTCCTTACAGGGTGTAGACACATGGGTAATGGATGAAGCAGAAGAACTTATGAGTGAGGATATCTTTGATAAGATAAATTTATCTATAAGAAGTACTCTAAGACCTAACAAAATAATACTCATACTAAATCCTTGTACAAAAGTACATTGGATATACAAGAGATTCTTTGAGAGACAAGGTATTACGCCAGGATTCAATGGTGTGCAGGAAGATATTACTTATATACATACATCTTACTTAGATAATAAGAAGAACTTGAGTCCTTCATTCATATCTGAGGTAGAATATATGCAGTTAAATAACCTTCTGAAATATAATCATATTATTATGGGTAGTTGGTTGGACACTGCAGAAGGTGTAATTTTTACTAATTGGGAATATGGTGAGTTCAACACAGATTTAGAATATGGTTTTGGACTTGATTTTGGATTCAAGAGTGATCCTACCACATTAGTTAGAGTAGCTATTGATAAGAAGAAACAAATAATTCATCTCTCTGAGGAACTTTATCAACCAGGACTTACTACATCAGA